CCAAAAATCAGCCCAAATATAGAAAAAGCAATCCCTAAATATAAAAATATGTATTTGGGTGGAAGATAATATTTATCTCCCTTATCATCGGTAACCGATGTTAATGTTGTGATAAAAGATATAATCATAATGAAAGAAAGAATCGTTAATGATATCATCGATATAAAAAATATCGCGAATTTATAATTTTTTTTAATCAATTGATTGGGATAAAGTTGTATAATTTTTTGATTCGTAGGCATTTTTTATTAAATATTTTTTTTTTTGGTCAAAAGGATTATAAATTTTATTTTAAAAAATAAAATGAGTCAACAACAAAATCAACAAAGTCGTATATTTACGATTCATACGATTGGATTAATCGCAGAACATTTATCAATAGATGCTCAATTTGGAAAATTATTATCCTTTTTGATTTCAAATTTATTAAAGATTGTGCCTAAAAATTTCAATGTCGAATTTCATCATTGGGATCCATTATTATTTTCACAATCGCAAGGAGGACAAAGTTACATCATTAATTCAAGAGATAGATTTAATATGGTAATGGATAAAATAACTTATCGATACGATCGAATCGTAAATCAATCCATACACATTGACTTTTTTGATCCAACGAGCGAATTGGTTCAAAATTCAACTCATTGTTTGATCATTGATTATGCCAATCTCTTTATATACAATCCAGATGGATCTATTGAATTTAAAAAAAACATTACCTATCAAAAATCAAAACAATTTTATAAAACGAAAAAATTCAACAAGAAATTTTTCCTAAAATCAATCTATCTCGGATTAGAAGATAAATGGACTTACTCATTGGCTTTATCGAAATTTTGTAAAATAGACAGAGAAGGAAATATTGTCACTTATATCGATAATTTAATGGCATATAAAACAGGATTCATGGGAATAACGAGAGTGAATGAAAAAATCCTAAAAAGAGCCCAAAGGATTTTTAATAGTTTTCTTCTGGATGATCCAGAAAATGGAAAAGAAAAAAGATTCCAGATGAAATTAAAAATAAATATTTTAAATTCAATTTATGATGATATAGCAAAAATCCAACAAACAAGACGTTTGATACAACAATTACCCGATTCAGATCAAATATTCATACAAAATTATTTATTAAAGCAATCTAAAAAACAAACCCAAGAAGAATTAGAAATACTATCACAAATATTAAATGAAAATAAATATAAAAAGGATCAGAAATCTCAATTTATGCAAATTACCGACAATCTTCTCGATTTAAAGAATATACCTCCACAATCACAATCACAGAAATTGTACCAGGTGGCTAACGATCAAAAATTTCCCCAACAATTATTACCGTATTTTCAAAATTATCTGAATCAAACTAATCGATCTGATTATGGTACACGTGCGGCAAATAAATTAGGATGATCGTCTTAAAATTTATTAATTACAAGGTAATTCTATATTATCGAATGAAACAAAGGGATGATATAATTTATTTTCATTTTTGAATTGCGCTTTAAATTCTTTTTCTACGCTGTATAAAAAGATGTCTCCGAGCATATTTTTGGGAAGATTTCTAAAACGGAGATTTTTTTGTTTGGCAAGAGTGGGAAAATACACTTCACAAAAACCTGAATAAATACCTAAATTCTTCTCTAATTCTTCTAAAAATTGTATTGAAAACCGATTAACAGGAAAAAAACATTTGACTCGTTGTTCCATTCGAGGTTTCAATCGTATTTTGGCATAAATCTTTGTCCATAATCCCCAGAACAAATCATTTGGATATTCATCCATGCATGTGGATAATATATCTTCTGTCAGATCGTTTGATTTTTCAAGTGTCAATAACCAATTCCCATCACATACCACATCGTATTCAATCAACCACATGTAATCAAAATGTTGTGGGCATAATTTTTTAAAGATTAGCACTTGACTTTCTACTTGATCTTTATTATTTCTATGGAGTGGATTTATTTTCAAACATTCATTAAAATTCATCAGGATGATGTGTGCATCAGGGTTCGGATTGCTTAGTCGTGAGGTTTCGTAATTTTTATCTTGAAATTTGTTAAAGGTATCATCAAAAATTAGGTATACGTTTTCTTTTCCACAGTCTCGTTGAATGTTCTCGTATTGTTTTTTAGTAAAATCGTTCCATAAGTGAATTCTGTATACATAAATAGATTTCATCATCTTTTATGTTATTATATATTTTTTTGAAAATCCATTTTTTTTATTTTAATATAAATTTTTAATTGTTTAAAGACATAATTCTGAATCTCATGTAATTGACTATAATTTATGTCTTTCGAATTTAAATCTAAAATTGTGCTGAATAATTGTAATAATTCATTGGCGCGCTGTAAAGTTTCTTTGATAAACAAAACATCCTTGTACTTTATAAAATTTTCTGGGCTCAGTAAAACTTGTAACTTGTTCAGCATCGCAAGTGTGCTTCGTAAATAAGTGTAAAAATCAGTTAATTGGAGTGTACCACTGGCAGATTTTTGCAGTATTTGTTTTAAAATTATTTTATTACTTGTATCTGTAGATTGTTGATGTGTTTGGGGTGCAGCCCCACCCACCATTCGATTCCTTCCCCCGCTTTTCTTGTTTTGTTCATAGTACCGTAATAATAATCGTTGATCTTTTGGTATTGTATGGAATTTTTGATCAATCGATCGTAATCGATCAAATATCTTAAATTGTTCTGTGCTTAATATTTTTTTTATAAACCCTTCAGATCGATATCCATAAATAGTCACATATTTTTTTTCATTTAAAAAGTAATTAATGCCTAGTTTATAATCATTGATTATATTTTGAATATCATTAAATGCTCCCGTTATTTCTTGAATATTATATTGCGTGATTTTCGTTTTCAGTCCAGAAGTTAACAATTTTTGGTATCGATTTTGCATTTTATGTATAAACAATTAAAATTATTTGTTTTTATAAATAATGATTGAATGTTTTAATTATAAAAAGAATAGTAATAAATCCTACATTATTTTTATATCATTAATACTTTTTTTTATTATGCTCTATAGTATTTGTATTTGGGGATTATTACTTTCAAATAAAAATAAAAAATATAGGTTCTATTTTTGGTTAATATTTGTACTTGCATTGCTTCCGTTCTTTATAAATCAAACCATTCTATTTGTTTTTTTATTTATTTACATAGGTATTCTTTTGTTTCATGCTCAGAATCTCGATACTATTCGATTATATGGAAATAAAACATTATCTATTTATTTAATATTATTTACAATATTATTTATTCTTTCGTCCTACATTTTGATCACCATCACCATTTATTTTTTAGGAAATACGACTTATTTTGATTTATTTAATAATGAATATTATAATAATGATTTTATATCGAATGCACATTTGAAAAAATATTTTACTTTTCATGATGAAACGAAATTTTTAGAAAAAAGTAAAAAGGGGAAAGACAAAATAAAAAATAAAAAAGTTGTATTTGGTATTTTAGCAAAAAATATTGCTTTTAATTTCGATTCTCTTAAAAGAAAATTAGAATCGTTGGGTAATTATTTTGCGGATTATCATATAATATTTTTTGAAAATGATAGCAACGATGGATCGAGAAATTTAATAAAACAATGGACAAAGAATAATAAAAAAATTGAATTATTAGATTGTTGTCAATTCAATAAATGCGATTGTAATCTGAATAATGGTGATTTACATCAATATGGTATGAGATCTAACAAAAGAATTGATAAAATGAGGGAGTACAGACAAAAAATATTGCACAGAATCATTGAAAAATATCATTCATTTGATTATTATATTATAATGGATTCTGATATTTCTGGAAGTATTTATTTAGATGGTTTTTTTTCAACATTTGAAAAGGAAGATTGGGATGTCGTGTTTGCCAATGGGCTGACCACGATACCCTTTTTTAATAAATTTTTTATATATGATGGTTTTGCATTTATCGCTAAAGATCAAAATTATAATTATCTAGATAATGATTTGAATGAATTTTTAAATCAAAATCGAAAATTAAATTTTAATAAAATTATTGATTCTGAATGGATCCATTGTAAATCAGGATTTAATGGCATGGCGATATTTAAAATAAATAGTTTATTAACATCGAGCTACTATAATGATTACAATAAATCTTTTAAATGTGAACATATTGATCTATATTATAATATGGCTTTAAATGATAAACATAAGATATTTTTTAATCCGAGTTTATTGTTATTTGTGGGTCATCAAGGTAAAGAACGAATCAAATTAATCAAATGGAAATAAATAGTATTATTAGAATCTTGAAAATGATTTATGAAAATAATTATTAAAAAATGATTTTTTTTAATAAAAAAAATAAAATATAAAAATGGATGTCAGTTCGCCAGATAAACTTTTTTCTAGAATTAGATCAAAAGTAATATTATATGAAGAAAATGAAAAAAAAACAACAAATTGCACGGAAGTGGAACCTATCCTTTCTGATGATCCGAACCGATTTAGTTTATTTCCGATAAAATATCATGATATTTGGATGGCTTATAAAAATCATAAAAATTCATTCTGGACGGCCGAGGAAATTGATTTCACATCGGATAAACAGGATTGGGAAAAATTGTCCTTTGATGAAAAATTTTTTATTGAACACATATTGGCTTTTTTTGCGGGAAGTGATGGTATAGTTTTAGAAAATCTCGTAAAAAATTTTTGTACAGAAGTAACGATACCCGAAGCACGATGTTTTTATGCATTTCAGGCAATGATTGAAAATATTCATAGCGAAGTTTATGCGCTCATGATCGATACTTTTATTGATGATCCTTATCGCAAAAAATCTCTATTCGATGCAATCACAGACATACCCTGTGTTGAAAAAAAAGCAAACTGGGCCCTGAAATGGATCAATAATGTTGAAAATAGTTTTGCCCAAAGACTATTTGCGTTCGGAATCGTCGAAGGATTATTTTTTAGTGGTAGTTTTTGTGCGATATTTTGGTTGAAAGAGAGAGGCCTGATGGTACAAACACTCGGAAAAAGCAATGAATGGATTGCCCGTGATGAGGGTTTACATACACAATTTGCGATCCTTTTATACCATCATCTGAAAAATAAAATCGATGAAAACGATGCCTATAATATAATGCATCAGGCCGTTCTCATTGAAGAAGAATTTATTTGTGAAAGTTTACCAGTAACTCTTATTGGAATGAATGCATCTCTCATGAAAAAGTACATTCGTTATTGTGCCGATCGTCTTTTACAACAATTTGGATATATGAAAATTTATAATGAAAAAAATCCGTTTCCGTTTATGGAAAAAATTTCCATTGATGGAAAAACCAATTTTTTTGAACAACGAGTGAGTGAATATTCCTTAACATCAGAAATGGATTCTTCTGATATATTTACTCTGGATGATTTAGAAAATGCAGAATTTTAATTATTACTGCTCGGTTCACTATTATCTGATATGGAATGAATAGAATGATAGTAATAATATTTGGCGCCTATCCCACACATTGTATCATTATATCTGGCCGTTTTGCACGGATATAAAAATTTTTTACCTGTGACAACATCCATATTATAAAATAAACGACATTTATATTCTTGATTTTCTAGCACGGATTCTTTACAATTTGCACAAAATTTTATTGTATCGCAAAAAGAAGGTTTCACGAAAATAAGATATCCATTTCCATAGTATAATAAACTTAAACCATATAAAAATATATATCTATAATTCATTTATATGTATATATACGAAATTGTTAAATTAAAAAATGATTCATACAAAATAAAATCTACCCCTATTCAAAATGTTATTATTATTTATATTATTTCTTTGGCATTCTTATACCTGTTATAATGAATTAGAACTTGTAGATTATTATGCAAAAGGAATGTCGGAATATGCCAAACTGAATAACGATGATGAAAATAATTTAAAAAAAATGAAAAAGGATACGATCGATGAATTTAATGAATTCTTTCATGAATTACGAGAATGGAAAATTAATGACGCCTTTTATGAATTACTGGATATTTGGCATTGTTTGATTAAATTTGTCATTTTATATACTCCTTTTATTTTTAATGAAATTGCCTGGAAAATGGTCGCATTTATAATCCCATTTTATTGCATTGAAAAACATGCTTTGCGGTATAAAAACACAGGATGTATACGGAGTATCAAAAATCATGTTTATAATGTGAATCATAAATGTGCATTTAAATTACCTTTAAAAAAATCTTGATTTGTTTTTTGTAACAGATAAATGTCAACGATTGATTTTACTCGATCGGAATTATTCAGGGAATCAAACTCCGATATCGATCAATTTCCTCAAATTTTTGGACATCCTCATAAAATCGACATTAACGAAGATACGCTCCCTTTTATTTTACATCGGTGCGATTTTTTTATGATGAAACCGATTCCCTTTCATGAATTATTTCCCTGGCGACAGTTTATCCGTAATTTATCTATTCATTCACAATTAAAAAACGAATTAATAATTGCCTTTTTTGGTAAACAAAAAAATGTGATTAATTCATTTAATGATGAATTAATCAAATGGGTTCATCAATATCGAAAACCTTTAAGATCTACTTCTTATATGGATCTATTACATAATATTGATCATAAAACGGAAGATTCCATTATCGAAATAATGGAATGTTTATGGAAATTAAATATATTACCCAAAGATCGTGAATTTATTGATTTTGCAACTCGCAAGAAATGCATTCACATCTCGAAATGGTTATGGACGCACGGTTGTCCATTAGAATCTATTCATATTATAAATGTTTTAGATGCAATGGATAAATTTGATCCTTCGCTGATCGTAGACATGATCCAAAATGGTTGTCCTATCCATTCTCATACGGTTGCTTCTGCTTGTTCGAGAGGACGTCTAGATTTTGTGGAATGGTGGCATTCTCAAGGATATCCTTTTTGTGAAAGCGCGGCCGCCTGGGCAGCACTTTGGGGACATTTACATATTATTAAATTTTTGATAAAACATAATAAACCAATCAATGTTTCATGGACTCTATCGAATGCAAGGATGTCCAGTCATACTAAAATTTGTTCAATTATTAATTTTATTTAAAGTCATGAAAATTTAAAAAAAATGGACGATCATAATTTAAATGAATTAGCCGCTCAATATCGACAATTAGAGAGTTCTGGTCATAGTGGATCAAATAATCTTATTCATCCGGATAAAAATTATACTCATTTATTCAAAAATTATGGTATTTATTTGCTTTTTTTCATTTGGATTTTAATACTTATAATTGTACTCCAACCATCGTTTTTATATCAAAAAATAGATGAAAACAATAAATATAAATTCCTATGGAAACGATTTTTTATTACAGTCATTATTTCTTATCTAACGTTAATTTTAGTTTATATCGGTTTTAAATATTATGCAAAAAAAGAATAATTAACTACCTGTATCGCAAAGATAATAAAATGATATTGTTTTTTTATATAAATGAATAGGTTTGAAATAAATGATAAAAGTTTATTTGATTTATATCATAACATTTTTATAGATTTTGGTCTTTCGCCCAATTTTCCTTTTATATATTTTCCAAATAATGATTGGAAAATTATTGAAAACAATAATTCGTTTGCTCATTTAGTGTATATCACTTATATCAAATATAATACGATTATAAGATACAAGAAAACAAATATATTTTTTATAGAAAAAATAAGATATCGTTGGGGAAATATATATTATGATTTAAAATTGTATATAAAAATAGAAAGAAATTTACCCAATGAATTGATACACTATATAAATCTTTTTTTAACAAATACAAATTTTATCGTAGAGTGCTAAAAAAACAAAATTTTTTATGACTTATAAAACTCTATGTTTCAGAAGCCTCACCCCCTTCACCACCACGTGGTGAACCTGTTTTCTTTTCTTCATCAGGAGAACCCGTTTTTGTTGCCGAACGCAATGTGGGTACTAAAGGTTCTTCCTGTACCGGATCTTCGTCATCATTATAATATTTAGCAATGGTTTCGGTATTTGGATCATAAACTAAGGTAAGTTTAAGTTGTGATTCACAACATCTTTGTCTGAATCCTTGATTAAGGATTTCTGGGGTTAGAATATTTCTATAATTAGGATTTTGATAACATATAGGAGGAGGTGGAGGGGTTACATTTACACCAGTTTTATAAAGTTGGACCCTGCACAATACATCTGTACCAGTTTTATTATATATTGTTGCAATGGTGTTTCCTCCCTCAGGTGTTCCAATAAGTTCAACTTTATTATTTTCACGAATTTCTTCATTATCTAAAATCTGTTGACGTAATAAATCAATAATATCCATATTATCTACTATTATAGAAATATTTTTTTAGTAAAAAATTTTCAGTTTTAAAAAAAATATAGATTTTTAAATGGATATCTATTATTCATCTGTTTGTAAAGGGCTATACAATGATTATAATTTATGAACGCCTTTCTATCTTCAGGACAAATATAACCGTAATAATCCATTGTTTTTTCGAGCAATAAATTAATTTGTAAAGTATTTTTACAAATAGTTGTAAATGTTAGAATATGCTTTTCAATATCAACGGGTATTTTATTATTAAAAATAAGAGTAATGTTTTTAAGATTTCCAAAAGTTTTTTGGATCAAGGCTTTCGCCTCTTCATAATAATAATCACCGATTATTTTATAGCATATATGAGAATCATCCACTATATGACGAAATTTGTCTAATATTTCTACAGCCTTTATTTTATTTTTTTCAATTCCTTTTCCTTTGTATAAACAAATCGCATAACCGATAGATGCATCGGTATTCTCAATTCTATATCCTTTAGTAAAATAATAGATTGCTTTTTCATAATCTTTTTTTTTATAAAATTTCATACCAATATCATATAATGTATCCTCCGAAGGAACACAAAGAAGTGCGCGTTTGTAATCCATACCTGTTTTCATCAAATTGAAAAACATGTTAGGATTGTAAAAATTCTTCGAGACGACGATGTACCAGTTTATAGGGGGTATATTTATTTTTATTTTCACCAGTATACTGATACTTTTCTTCCAATTCGATACTGTTGATCAGTTGTAATTGTACATCATCTTTTTTCAGTGTATTTTGAATCTCCAGAATCTTTGATTCCCAAATACTTTCTTTCATAGCCTTTTCCAGGCTCATCAATTCAATAGGATCCATTCTGGAACAGCATAGAAAATTTAATAATTTTTCTAAAAAATTATTAAAAGAGCATGCTATTAGTCGATACTGACCAAAGCAAATACATTACAAAATTACAAAAAATAATCAATTTTTAAAGCGAATCACAATTTTTTCCAACAAATGCTTGTCTATAATTCCTAAGATCATGCATACCATAAGAATCCCATAATCGATTTACATACACTTTGCAGACCGCTGGTTCGTAGATAGAAATGTAGGGATAATTATCCACATTATATTTTTCTACAGTCAGATCTGAATCCTGATCATTATAATCTTCGATCTGCCACCAATCGGGTACTATTTCTTTAAGAGGTACAAGATAATTTTGATTAAATCGTTCATCCCCAATAAAAGGACCCGCTATTCCCAATATCATTTTTGGTGTAATATTATAATTTTTATATAAAAATATACCCATAAAGATTGCAAACGCTCCCCCTAATGAATGTCCTCCTATATAAACATTAAAATCTTTGAATTTTTGCCAATCGATTTCATGACTCAATTCGATAAATGCTTCTTGAAATCTTTCATGTACCATTCCCTGACAATCTGTAATAAATTGACATAACACTAATCGCCGATTGACATGTATATCCCCCCCTTCGCTCGTTTGTTGTGTTGGACGAAACATAATGAATAAATTTTTATCTCTTTGGTATAATCTTACACGTGTATCGTATATAGCGTTTACAGTCACTAATGGTTTATATAAACCACATACACCTTGTACATCATATTCTTCTGATGATACCTGATCGGATAATAATCCAAGATCGTTGGCAAGGCCGCTTGAAGTAATAGATTCAGGACAATTTATAATCGCTCGACTCGAATGTAAAAATAAAAAAATAAAAGTGAGGATTTTATAAATCATTTTTATGTCATATTTATTTATTTAAATCAGAATTCTTCTTTGTTTTCGTTTAATAATTTTTTTATGTAAAAGTGATTTCATAAAATCATCTAATTTATCATGATATGTTTTTTCAGCATTCACATGATCTCGTAAACTATCATGATAATATCGTATTTGTGTATCGATTAATAATTCATCCTGTGGTATAAAAAATAATGCGATCTCACCCCATAAGGGTAAATCTCCCCAACGATAATGATAAATATATCCAGAGTCATCAATATACTTTATGAATTTTTTAATAGATTCATTTTGTGATAATTTAAATATATTTAACCCCATTACATTGCTATAAGGACCATGAGGATTTCGTTTATTGATTATATGTGAAATATCATGTGTTTGATAATACTCGTTACAAAATTCGATCAAGTTTATAGTAACCTTAGGATCATCGTCAGCCCATTTTCCAGCAATAATCGATTTATGGTCTAATTGATCAAATATTTTATCAATATTAAAATCTACCTTTATATCTTCATCGATTCTTAATATTTTTTCATAACCATTTACACAGTGCCAAAAGTCTACGAACCAAAAATGACACATATGTCTATATCCTAATGTCCATAAAGGATTATGTGTTGATGGGTGGAATGGAATGTCCGCATTTTTTGGTAAAAATGCGAATCCTTTAATAGATATAAATTGTAAATGCAAATTCGGAGTAAAGGATTGAATATATTGCTGATCTAGATAAGATATATTTCCTTCATGAAATATGATTATATCAGTATATATTTTATTATCAAGATTTATCTCGATATTTTTATTTCTTTCAATTAAACTATTATATTTTTTTGGATCGCTGTACCCACGCGTTAGAACAACAATCGCTTTGTTATTTTTGGGTCTACAAAAGTTTTTGATAGATTCGAATTCATTTGATAATAAATATTGAATAATACTCGGATCATACTGATTTTTTAGACGAATATAATTATCAATATCATGTATTGATAATTGCTGGAATCGATGGTATAAAATACGCTCATTTTGAATCTGATTCATTTCATTTTCGTGCAGAATAATTAATTTATATTTTAAGAATGGGAATAAATGATTCATATTCTCTATGAATGATTTTATTTCTAAAGATTCATCTTTGGTACAAAATCTAAAAAATAAAATAAGATCCGATTCTGATAATGATTTAAAAAATCGATTACGTCGTCTTTCATATTTTTCAAGCATTTGATTGACATCATTTTTTTCTACTAAATCATGTATGGATAATAATAAATCATAATGTAAAAATTTTACATTAAAATTTCCAAATCCGTTTTTTTCAACTATTGCATTCGTATCAATTTCTAATGGATCTTTATCTATTAAAAATTTATTGATAGAAGACATGGATACCATAAGATAATCAAAAAAATTATTAGGTTCATTATCGTTGCAAGAAAAATATTTTTTATAAAATTGAGAAACCGCACAAGCATAACCCGCAGAATCTGATGATAAAGAAATAAATTTCATTCCTAATAATATAAAATATAATATTTTTTTATAAAATATTTTATTCAATATAAAAATTTAATGATCTTGCAATTAAATCATGTGATTAATTTTTGGAAAATAAATACAATAATTTTTATCATTATATTAATGAATAGGTATAATAATTATTCAATAACGGCTTATACCTATTTAACGATACATGGGAATTATGGTATATTATGGTGTACGAAAAGTTTATTATTTCTAGATAAATCATTTATAAGAGATATCAACTTATTTGAAGCATTTTATTCATCCATTTATTTATTATTATATTGGATCTTTCCTTTTCATTGCATAAGTAACTACATCTGTTTGAGTAATTTTGAGGTATTGATGGTGCAAACAATGTTTATATTAGGAACTTTTTTACATTTTTGTTCGGATTGTCAAAAATATTATGTTCTTTTAGAAAAAAAAAAATATATACATGACGGATTTTTTTATCTTACGAGAAATCCAAATTATTTAGGGGAATTATTAATTTACAGTTCTTTTGTACTTTGCACTCGATCATTATTTTGTTTTATAATTTTATTATTTAATGTCACGATTTTTTGGATTCCTATGATTAAAAAAGATCGACATTTACACAAATATAATGATTTTAAAAATAATCAAAACCACATGTTTATTCCTTATATATGGTAATATAGATCACAAAAAAATTATATAAATTTTCCGGTTTAAAGAAATGAATTTCTAAATAAAATGGAATTTATTTCATCCAGGCGTATTACAAAATATGAAAAAGCACGTATTTTAGGGACAAGAGCGAATCAGATTTGTTTAAATGCACCTGTTTTTATTGATACAAAAGGTGAAATAGATCCTTTAAAAATTGCCGAAATGGAATTTAATGAAAAAAAAATTCCAATCACAATAATTCGTTTATTACCCAATGGAACCATTGAGGAATTATCAAATAAAGATTGGTATGATTTAACATAAATCAAGTTACTATGATTTTTGTGTTAAGAATCATATTATTAAAAGGAAAACGATCGAATAAAACTTGTAATTCATGGGCATCCTCTTCACTGGATACACCAATAAAACAATATTCTAAATTTTGAGGAATGTGGATATAAAGAATTTTTTTATCAAAATTTGAAAATATCAGATTAAAAATTTCTAATTTATCTTTACATCCATAAAAATTCGTTACCCTGACGGTATATTGTTTTTCTGAAATGGGTTTTATTTCTTCGGGTTGCATGATGACCCCTCCTGGTCGTAAAAGAGAACTTCGCATCCTCGGTTGATGGCTCATTTTTAGATCTGCAAAATAAAAAATTATTACATCAATTTTATGTTCATTCCACTATTTTACAATTAAAAACCTAAAAATAAAAATGTTTCAATTTTTATTTTACAGGGTGACACACCACTTTGGCTATTAAAAAATCATTTTTCGATGATTTTATATATTGTACCACTCCAATCATATAAATTTTTATCATAAATAAATCCAAGCGATTGATAATATTTTTTTAAATTTTTTAATGGACTATCAACCGTCACGACGAATGAATTCTGATTTATGGTTGAGGGTATTTGATCAATAAGTTCTCTTCCTTTTCCTTTTTTACATGAACATAAAATTGAAATACTATAGGTTACATAATCACTTTGCTGAATAACAGATATAATATTTGGTAAATCAAAATCCTGCTCTAATAAATATTGTTTTAATTGTTGAACACCGATATAATTTAAAAATTCCTTTTTATTTTCTCTGCCCAAGATGCAAAAGGCAACTATTTTATCATGTTCTACATAAAGATAATATAAACTTTTTCTTGAAATACTAGAGAACAAAGATGATAATATAAAATCAGTATTTAGTTTTCCTTGACATATTGTTTCCAGAACAGAAACTACTTCTACTATCCTTGAATGCTCTAATGACTCAAGAATTGATTTATTGATGGGAGATTTTGAAACCTGAATCGTCTGAGGATTCGGGTACAATGATAATATCCTGTTTTCGAATCCTTTATAATTTTTATATAATTCCATTTTATTGATTATTTAATTTTTTTTTTTTAACCGCCTGATTCAATGATTTAAATGATAAATTTTGAGCACCATATTTCATGTACACATATATTTTCAACGAATAAATAATGATGGCAATACATGAAAACGCAAGAGCAAGACCTCCGATAGAATTAATATCTCCTTTTGTTACATCTTTCGTTTTTGAAAAGAGATGGATCGTCATTGAAGAAATAATTAAAATATACAGAGATACAACGATTCCTAAGTAATCACTAAACAATTCTTCCGATAATTTTTTCGGTAATAGTCTATATAAAAAGAAAAACAAGATTAACAAGGATACAAAAGTTATGATTATATTCGTTAAATATACTGAAAAAACCTGATTGATGGTTACACCTTTTTCTTCTAAATTTTTATCGTAAATTAATCGACTACATTTATATACGGCGACTAATGAATAAATGAATAAAAACAAAAAGATACAAAAAATAGTTATAGGGATTGGGCATAAATACCATTCTTGGGAATTGACAGAACATTGTTGTTGTTGTTGTGGCATTTTATTTTATTATATTTAATAATTTTTTACTTTTGATAAAATTATTTTATTATAAAAAATGAAAATAGATTACAATGATTATGATGTGATAATTGTAGGGGCAGGATTATCAGGATGCGTCATGGCTGAAAGATTTGCATCCATGAAAAAAAAAAAAGTTTGCATAATTGAGAAAAGAAATCATATTGGAGGTAATTGTTATGATTTCATCGATGAAAACGGTATATTAATGAATAAATATGGAGCCCATTTATTTCATACAAACGAGGAAGAAGTTTGGAATTATATAAATACTTTTCATAAATGGATACGCTGGGAACATAAAGTTTTAGGATATGTGGACCAAAGATACGTTCCCATCCCAGTAAATATTTCAACTGTAAATATTCTTTGTCATGAAAATTTAAAAAATCAGAATGAAATGGAGGAGTGGCTACGATCTAACCAGATTCAATGTAAAAAAGTCAATAGTAACAGTGAGGACGTTGCGAAATCTCGTGTTGGGGAGATCTTATATGATAAAATTTTTAAATATTATACATTTAAACAATGGGCAAAATACCCAAATGAATTAGATCCAAGTGTTTTGGCACGCATCCCCGTTCGTAATGATTTTGATGAACGGTATTTTTCTGATAAATATCAAGTATTACCTGACGGTGGATATACTAATTTTTTTAAAAACCTAATCAATAATGACCTTATAGACATCCAGTTGGATACAGATTTTTTAAAAATACGTGATACAATACCGAAAGATAAAATTGTAATATACACGGGTCCAATCGATTTATATTTTAGTGAATGTGGATATGAAAAATTAGAATATAGGAGTATACGTTTTGTTGAAGAACGAATTCAAAATATGAATTATTATCAACCGAATTCTGTCGTAAATTATCCCGATATCAATGTTGAATACACGAGGATCGTAGAATATAAACATTTTTTGAATCAACAATCTCCACATACAACCATTGTAAAGGAATTTCCAAACGATCAGGGAGAACCCTATTATCCAGTTTTAAACCCAAAAAATCTTGATTTATATGAAAAATATAAAAAATTAGCCAATGATGAAACAAATATCCATTTTTTAGGAAGATTGGCGAATTATAAATATTTTAATATGGATCAAGCGATAAAAAACGCATTAGATTATTTCAATAATTATTTCAATCAAATGTAAAACTATTTGATTTCAAATGTTTCTAAAACTTCTTCATTATTTTTTAATTTATTGGAATCTTTTGAAAACTTTTTAATGATTTTTGTTAATATATCATTCATATTTTTGTATTCATGGGATCTAATATACAAACATAAATCGCATATTTCTTTTGGGATCACGACACTAGGATAATGTTTTTTTATCCATTTCGGAGTATTCAATATTTTTAAAAAATCCTGACAAGCTTTTATATCATTACCACATTTTTTTAAAGAATTTTGTAACGATACCATCCCAAAATCCCAGAGAACGAATAAAAACCCTTCATTCAAAATATTATATCGTTTTTCATCAATGACATAGGTCCAATAACCACCTTTCTTTATATGAAAAACGAGGATATTCGCCCAATGAAGATCATTATGTAAAAATCCATAGTAATATTGCATCACATATATTGAAAAAAAAATCTGAAGAAAACAACTTATCCATTCTTTATAATTTCTTTCTTTTGAAGACCATGATTTTAAATCCTCATGTGCCAATTCATTATAACAATAAACATAAGGTAAATTTTGAGAAATATTCTTTGTATATATATTCGAAGAAGAATATACATAGAAATTATGTAGCGGTAAATTAATACATAGTTTCGATCTGATTAATTTCGAACATAATTGTAATACATAGATTTCTCTCCATATGGTTTTTGTATTAAATATTATCGATTCATCATTCTCTTGATTCAATAAAAAAATTTTTAAATCTTTCAAGGAGAGAGGAATTTTTTTAATGGAAATTTCAGTTTCATTGTCATTAGTATTTATAATACCTTTGAATATTTCTCCGTATTTACTCTCATTGCCTATTCTTTCTAAAAATTTTGTATATTTCAAAATTTGTTCAAATTTTTTGATATTTTTTTTCTTTGTCAACAAGATTTTATAGGCTTCATAATATAAATTATTTTTTATTCTTTCGTCAATGGTTCTCATTTTTTTATAATCGGGAAAAAAAAGATTTTTATACCGTATAGATATTATGTTTAAATTAAAATTATTCAGTCACGACTCTTTTAATCCCGGATATTACGGCTAACCCTTTGTATCTTAGAATAAAAAATAAATACAAAAATGTGAAGAATAGAATAAATATACCTAAAACTATAAAAAATATACCCAACCATTTTGGAATCACATTAAATTTATATTGATTCGGATCATTTTTATTTATTATGATATCGATCAAATCATTTTGTTGAATCTCATAATAAGATTCATATTTATCCTGTTGTATATATTCTTTATTATTATAAATATATGAAAAACTAATGTCACAACTAAAATCAGAAGTGGCTACATTCTGTTGACAAGACACATCGGTTATTTTGGCTTGAACTCGTTCATTATATGAATTGTTACTAATCATTATACCGCCAACAATTACAATAATTGCAATCAGAGCAGAGAGGATAGATCCAATTATTGCATAAGTTTTTCCCATGAGTGATGCACCCTGCACCCCTTGATACAAAATCTGTTTATTTTTTTTGATTCGGGAAGATTGATTTTGTTGAGAATCGGACATTTTTATTTTTAAAAATATTATTTTTTATTCAAAATAGAATGATATTTCCGATATCCGAATGGAAAGTTTTATTAATTTCTTGAATATTATCATTTACAAATTTTTCTAAATCTTTAATCTGTAACAAGAGCGTTTGGTAATCCAGAGTTTTATTAAGGAAATTATCAAATAATGGAACAATGAGCATATTCAATGTTTCATAAATTTCTAAAATACGAGTCATTTTCTGATGTCCTACTTCTCTTTGAACGAGGATTTTTTTATATTTTTCTTCATCCATCTGATTCCTTAAATATTTTATACGTAAATCAGTATTATTCCTTCCCACTTTATCGCGCATCCTAGTTATATCATTATTAATAATATGATTCAATCGTTGATGAAGATTTCTAAATTCAATCTTTTTGTCAACGGGTACGATCCTTGTATAATTATAATAATTCCAAACTCGATATTGATTGCACATTTGATTATTATTAATATTAGCAGTTGGATTTATACCTAATCTTTCAGCCCATTCATAAAAATGAGGATTATGAACGGCTCCTTTTTCAATCTGTCCCGTATTCCAATTAAATGCAACATGACAACCAGGGCACCACATCTGTGAACAACCTGATGCTTTTTGAATACGGGTACCACAATTTGGACATGGTTTCGACATTTTTTGAATCTCTTGCCACGTTTCAATATCTTTTTCATCACATTCATGCTCGATTTCTGTTTTCACTATATTACATTTTAAACATGAAATATTACCACAGATCGGGCATGATCCTTTTTCATCTATAAAACCCTTACAATTCGAAAACGGACATTGACGAATAGAAAAAGCCTTATTTTTGTCTGGTACAGATTGCACTCGATGATTTACAATTTGGTATAATCGATTAGATAAAATCGTTTTCCTGTGTTTTAATGCATGTATTTTATTTTCAATACTTGTGATTTCCGTGTATATTTTTTCCTTCTCAATTTCTAATGATACTAATGGCATCGTATCAGGAAAAAAAGATTTTTCTCGATTAAATAATAATTCAGAACGAGATGATTTCCATTCTTTGGATAAAAAATTTTTTGACAAAACTTTATTGATAAAAAAAAGATCCCAGGGATGTTTACAATGCATACAATACGGATCTTCTAATGTTGATAGTAAAAATTTTTTTACACAGGCATTGCACATTTTTTGATTACATTTTAAACATTCGATTTGTTTTCGCAAAACTTTGTTAAAGGGATAACAACATATACTACAGTCTTCCATTTTTTTGAATGGATAATTATTTATAATTAAATCATTTTTTAAAATCAAATCAAAAAAAATGATGTTTAATTTAAAAAATCAATGGAATGAAAAAAATGGAATTAAGAGATTTAAATTATATTCAATTTGGCATTTATTCATCCGAAGAAATTTTAAAAAATTCAGTGTGCGAGGTGAATAATTTGAAATTGATCGGGTCTAATTCTGTTTATGACGAACGTATGGGAATCATGGAACCTAATAAAAAATGTGTGACATGCGGAGAAACAGAAAAAAAATGTATCGGTCACTTTGGTCATATAAATTTAAATATTGATATATTACATCCATTGTTTCACAAATTAATTATATTAATTTTAAAATGTATTTGTTACAAGTGTTCAAGAATTCTATTATCCAAGAATCAACTGGAACTAAATAACTTATTAAAATTCAATAAACAGGTCCGATTCAATAAAATTGTTGAAAAAATGGATAAAATTGATTATTGTTCTCATTGTGAAACATTACAACCAAAATATATTTTTTGCACCCAGGATAAACATTTTTATATGATTTTTAAGATTGATGGTGAAAATTTAAGGATGCAAATGTTTGAAAGCGAAATCAGAAAGATTTTTGAAAACGTCATTAAAGATGATATCAGTTTACTAGGATTCGATACCCAAAATTTTCATCCTAAAAATTTAATTCTATCAGTCCTCCCTGTTATACCTCCTGTCGCTAGACCATTTATAATAGCGGATAATATGACATGCGATGATGATTTAACCATTCAATATCAAGAAATTGTGAAGGCAAATCATCATATAGGGGATCCTTCCACGAATGATTCTAAAAGAACAAAATTTATACATTCACTCAAATTTAAAATCAAGAGTCTATTCGATAATTCGGGTGATCGACAACGAGTTAGTAACGGAAGACCCTTAAAAGGTATTAAAAAACGTTTGACGGGAAAAGAAGGCTTGATCCGAAATAATTTAATGGGAAAACGTGTTGATAAATCAGCACGTACGGTAATCGGACCCGATCCGACCCTAAATGTGGATGAGATTGCAATTCCTCATGAAATTGCCGATATTTTGTGTTACCCGATCAGAGTCAATAATTTAAATTTTGATTATGTGAATGATCTGATTAAAAAAGGAAATGTCAATTTTGTCTTACGAGACGATAATTCGGTAAGGATAAATATGAAATATGCAACGATGAACCAGGGTACTAAATTACAATTTGGCGATATCGTAATTGGAAAAGGATGCAGGAGAATGATACGATTCGAATCACAAATATTTTCTCTTAAAGAGGGTGAAAAAATTTATAGGAATGGAGAAATCATTGAAAATATAAAGGTTAATACATATAAAGATTTTCAGTTAAAAACGGGTGATATCATTGAAAGAAAATTACAAGATGGTGATATATTATTATTAAATAGACAGCCGACGTTGCACAGAGGATCCATGATTGCTCAAAAAATAAAAATAAAAAAGGGCAAAACGATACGATTGAATCTTGCCATCACCAAAAGTTTTAATGCCGATTTTGATGGCGATGAGATGAATTTACATTGCCCCGCAACTCCTGAAACAGAAGCCGAACTCAGGATTCTATCCAATCTTTCCGAAAATATTATAAGCAACCAGAGTAGCAAGGCAAACATTGTGATTGTCCAGGATTCTTTATTAGGTGCATATCTAATGACCATGAAAAAAACGGGACCTATTCCACGAGAAAATTTTTTTCAGATTGCAAGCGCATTAATTCCTGACTCTTTAAAATCAATGGATACAAAGATTAAAAAATATCGAAAAAAATTAAATATTACAAACAAAGATTATTATGATGGGAGAATACTTTTTAGTTTATTATTACCAGATGATCTTTTTTTAATAGATCATAATAAAGTAGATATTTTAGAACCGATTATGATTATTGAAGAAGGTATATTAATACAAGGATCCATTGGTAAATCAAATCTATCGAGTAGTAATAAATCCTTGATTTCATTAATTTTCCATGAATATGGAAAGGATCGATGTCAAAGATTTTTGAATGAGGTACAATTCCTAACAAATCATTTTTTGATTTGGTACGGCTTTAGCATAGGAATAGAAGATTGTAAAGTAACTAAAAAAGACGAGATTCAAAGAAATATTTCAAAAGCTTTTATCAAAGCCAAATCAATCCAAGAACATACCCAAAATGAAAAAATTAAAGAATTATACGTTTTATATGCATTGTCAGGTGCAAGAGACACGGGTATGTCCATTGCAAAAAACGCTCTCGGTGAAGATAATAATTTCCTGAAAACTGTAATCAGCGGCGCAAAGGGTGATTATTTTAACATCGCCCAGATCACTGGATTACTCGGTCAACAAAATCTGAATGGTGAGAGGATTCAACCTCTTTTAACCAATTATAGCAGAACATTACCGCATTACCCTATTGAAAAAAAGGATTATACCGAAGACATGGAATTCGAATCCGCGGGTTTTATTCGTTCTTCTTTTATTCATGGATTGAATCCTAGAGAATTTTTCTTTCATGCAATGACGGGTCGTGAAGGAATTACGGATACGGCCATGAAAACCGCAACATCTGGATATATCCAAAGACGAATGATCAAAATAGCCGAAGATGTCCAAGTTAAATATGATGGCACGGTTCGGAATTCGGCCAATAACATTATACAAATGTGTTATGGAGAAAATTTTTTAGATCCGAGTCATACAATTTTTAAAAACGGAAATGCATTACCTTGTGATGTCAGTAGAATAATACAAAAAATAAATTATCATCATTCATTAAAAACAATTTAATTGAATAATAATCATTATTAAAATGATACCAGTAGAAATTATAGGAACGTCTATCACCTATTCTGTTGATCCTTCTGTTATTTCTTTTGAATCCAGAAGAGGAAATTATCATCCAGGCAATATTATCCATCATCCTTCTCTTGGCAAAATCAGATGTGAAGAAATCCAGTTTGGAATTAATATGCAACCGACTAAAATCAAATGTTCCATAGTCGATGATACTAAAAAATAAATTGTTATTTTTTTCATATTTTTTACGAAATTTTACAATAATTTTGTAAAAAATTACAACAGGTTTAAAGAAATGAGATTCATTATAAAATGAAAAAAACACTCAATATAGTGGAACTGATTGAAAAAAATCCCATAACTCGTTTATCATCTAAAGTTTGTACAACCAAGTTGTTAACTAAGATACGAGATAATTTTACAGAAGATCAACAACATTTATTCTTGGCAAGTTTTTATTGTTTTTTGAATCATGATGCTAAAAAAGAATTTGTGGTAAGTTTAGACGATATATGGAAATGGACAGGATTTTCTAGAAAAGATCCTGCAAAAAGATTGTTAGAAAAATTCTTTATTATTGATATCGATTATATAATTTATAAAGAAAAAATGGTGGATTCATATATGAAATTGGACTCTCCGCCCAACGGTGGAGACTCAAAAGATACAATTGAAGAAAAATACGGATATGTTAAAGAAACGATTTTATTGACTGTAAATGCATTTAAAAAATTTTGCTTAAAAGCTAATACGAAAAGGGCAGATGAAATACATGATTATTACATTAAATTAGAAGAATTACTTCAAGACACGGTTTTAGAAGAAAACAATGAAATAAAAAAACAATTAGAAATAAAGGATCAAAGAATAAGTGAATTAAGCCGATATGTCGTAAGAAAATTTAATAACAAATTTCGTCCAGGTAATTGTGTTTATTTTGTTCGATCATCCGATATTCATGATTCTTTTAAGATTGGTAGTACGTCCAATATAAATCTTAGGCTTCAAGATTTTAATACGGCTTCACCACAAGAAATGGAGGTTATGGAATTATTTTATACAGAATTTCATTGTTTATTAGAAAAATCGATTAAAGAACTTTTTTCGAAATTCCGTGTATCTGTCAATAATGAATGGTATAAAATATCCGAAGCCGATACCATAAAACAGTACATTCTTAAACAGATTGAATTGTATAATGAATTTAAAATAAATTCGGACATAAGAATAGTTGATCAGATACATCCTTCTTGTGAAACAAGTGAAATAAAGGTTCCAATTCATGTGGATGAAAAAATTTGTATGGATTGCAACCAATGCAAGAATCTTAAATCTTTTTTCTTTAAAGATCGATCTAAAAGAGAATATTTGAATCAATGCATCTCATGTTATGATCAAGAATATGATAATATAGAACACAAACAATGTACAAAATGTAACGTTATCAAACAAAAAAAACAAGGTTTTGTTATTGATAAAACTAAAAAAGATGGTTATGCCTATGATTGCAAAGACTGTAGAAAAGAAAACAATGATCAATTTAGATTACAACATCAAAATGATAACAAAAAACAATGCAGGGTTTGTCAAGAATTTTTCACATCGAATATGTTTTTCAAAAAAGATGATAAAAATAATTTATATGATGAATGTATCTCTTGTTATCATCAAGAATATGGCAATGATAAAAAACAATGTTCCAAATGTCTCGTAATAAAGAGCAGGAATACTGATTTTATTCGTAATAAATCAAATAAAGATGGATTATCTTATGATTGCAAAGAATGCCTTAAAATCAAACGTGATAAAGTCCGTAATGAGATTCGAGAAAAAAATAAAAATATAAATAAAAAACAGTGCGGTATATGTCAAGAATTTCTCAAATGGAACATGTTTTTCAAAACGGGTGATGATTCCAATCCTTATTATAATCAATGTATGAATTGTTATTCACCCCGATCTTTGCAATGTAACAAATGCTATGAAATCAAAATACCATCGTTTTTTTCACTTGATAAAACGAAAAGAACAGGATTTAGAACGATATGTAAAACTTGTACTTTGAAAATGTAATTTGCCCATTAAATTATTATAAAAGTATAATAATTTGGAGTTCCTATTGGATAATTTTTCAAATTGAGCTATTACATCGGATAATATTCATTTTTTCGTAGAATACGGTAGAAAAAGCAAAAGGCGCAAGGAAAAAAATCAATAAGTTAAAATACTACCATAGAACGTCCCTACACCAGGATTTCCTACTGTAATTAATCGTGCGTCTAACAAATCCCCGATATTAAATAACTCAGATACAGTGGATAATGAGGCTGAGCCAGAACCCGAAGCCGTTAATGTTAATGTCAAGCCTGTAGCAATATTATTTTTATAAATCGTAAATGTCATAGAATTTCCACCAGAAAACGAACCTGTGAATCTCATATAGATATTTATAACTGACATTTTTTGTGGAAAGTTAATCGGATACGCAGATGATGTACTAATACTCGCGATAGGTATAATTCCCGGCACTAAATAATAAGTGGTATTCGCTGATGGATTCCCAATTAATCCAAAGAAAAATGTTTGAGGTGTGACAGAACATGTAAAACTATTTCCATTGGCATTATCATGAACTAAATCTGAAAGAGCCACTAATATCGTTCCCCCCGTTCTACTGATATCAAATGCTGTTGTGCCAAATAAAGCAGTTCCACTAATCGTAGAGGTCCTTAATTGTAAAATGGCATTCGCATTCGTTGTTTCACATCCTCCAATTGAACCGTTATTACCAGACGCATATACATTCGTGTCCCTTATAGAAAATAAATTATCACCCGTCACATAAATACCTCTCGTTAAACCCCCTCCAGAAGAAATAACATTTATCGTGCAAGCACGAATAGCATCGGATGACGTCGATGTTGATATCGTGGTCCCTGGTGAATAGATACCAAACACATCAGTATTATCAGTACCAGAAAAAGAAACATTGATCACTGCTGTCCTTAATTTTGCCGTTATACTCGTACCACTTGGAAATTCTACACCAATCAAAATAATATCACCATAATTATCTAATGCATTTAAATTGAGAGTAACATCTTCTAAACGACAATTATCACCCATTGTCACTAATGTGGTTGATTTATCCACATTTTCTTGAGAAATAATCACTGTCCGTGAATTCGCACCACGAATTGCTACATTTTGAGGTATCGTAAATGATTCTTGATAGGTTCCTGACATTAGCCAAATCGTTCTACCAATAGATGATGGAATACCATTTGCCCATGTGATGCCGCGTTCAATGGTTTGAAAGGGATTTTGTATAGAACCATTTCCTGTTGTGTCACTACCATTAGGAGATACCCACACTAAATAACTTGAAACGAAAGTA